AGTATTGTGCAGCAGCCTAGGGTTGATACTGACTTTATCTTTGTCGACCAAATGGGCTGGCGGGTGATGACAACTTGTGGTCTGTCCACTTCCTAACCAAATGGTAGCATTGTACCATTTCGCTGCACAAAAACTCTCACTCAGCGGGTCTAGTACTGTGTGCTTAAATTCTAGATCGTTCATTTAAATATTGTTCTAACTGTAAAGGGAGTTGGGCACGTTGCTCACGGTTATACTCCACAAGGCGCTGCTGATTGTATTTACAGATATCTCTAGTGGCTTGCCAGAAATCAGCAGAGCCAGAGTAACATATGGCACGAACTGTTTCTATTATACGCTCAATCCTGGCATGTGGACAATCAATTTGGTCATAGCTTTCATCTAACAAGTTGTGAAATGTTTGAAAACCTGCGTTGCGCAAGTCTCGAAGATACCCTCGATTGGCAGCAACCACAAATGGATGTGCCATTAATACTGGCTTCCAGATCTTTTCTGTGCGGAATGTATGGGGATAATCAAAAATAGTTTCTGAAACTAAAGTGAACCACGAGTCCGTGTAGCAGCGCGGGTTAACAATAGCATCTCCCCATGTGTTTCCAAATAGCTGATGCTTGACAAATCCTGAATCAGGCACTTGAGTCAGCTGTGGCACAGCACGGTCTATTTCATATTCAGGGGGCAGCAAGCGTATGGGTTCTGTTTTGCCTGTGCCTAACTGGCTGGTGAATGCCATTTCAACTTGGCTACCAAGATTGGTCCACAATGCATGTGCCAACAAGCCATGTGCCCGCAAATGATCTATTAGATACTTGCGATGCGGGCGTAGTCTACCATTAAGAAACAAAAACTCATACGGACGATGTGTTTTATAGTCTAGTGCGGATTGTAATTGTGCTGCTTTGTTTTCTGTGTATTCTACTATGTTTGAAAAGTAGCAGTCTGTTTTGCAGTACCGAATGCCTGGTTTCATGTCGCCCGATGTCAGCAAGCCAATGCGGCCATCTTGTACCAGATCAGCAATACGCAATCGATTCAATTGCAACAGCACAGTTTCTGATCCTTCTGCTGGATTTGAAAACACAACACGACCAGGATTCTGAGTAGCCCAGTCTGTGATAGCTATCCAGTTTTCTTTCAGCACCACACGCCCTATAATGTAGGTGTTAGCAGGGTCTAGATCGGGCATTTGCCAGAATGATCCATCAGCATAGGGTTTCAGCAGATCCCATACTTCGGCCCATTCATCCACTATGATCTTATGTGCGCCTAGCATCACGCTCACATTCGGCCCACCATGACTTCATTTCAGGAAAAGTCTTTAAAAAGTCTGTGCCGCGGCGACGATCATGTTCCGTAAAGAAACGCCAAAAGTCTGCTCGCGCACGTGAATGATCCTGGCCTTGGCCTGCTCGCATCCAGGCAATGTCTCTGTCCAGTCGACTAAGTTCATAGTCCTTGAATCCTTGAAACGGTGCTTGATCAGTTTCGATCTGACGTACCATCCAGGCCCATAGATGTTCCAGCTTGTCAGCATAGGGTTCAGGAAGAATCTGCAGACTCTGCCACACAGGTTCACGCAGCACAGGAGTGTCAAACCACACACGCTGATAGGTCTTGGAATAGGTTTTTCTCAAGCCCAGAATGCCAGCAAACAAGTTCTCTAGACTTGGTACACTGAGATTGTTCATTGTGACAATAAATGTCAGGCTTGAGTAACTGGGCACCTGAGTAAGAAACTGGTTGACTCGATCCCACAACAGATCAAAGTCCAGACCATGACGTATATATTCTGCTTGAGCTCCCCAGGCATCCAGACTCACGTACTGCATGAAGTGTTCTATACGTCCGTCACATAGTTGTTTCACATAGGCCAGATACTTTTGCCATGACTTTTCATCTACACTAAAGTTTGACGTGACATTCAGATGTAGCTTGGCACTGGGATTTGCCAGCACATAGTCAAATACTCTGTAGGTGTTTCGATCCAACAAGGGCTCGCCACCGGTCATGCGAAAGTGTTCCAGTTCGGGGTACAGGGTGGGCCACCAGGCCCAGAATGCTTCTACATAGGGATTATGTTCCCGTGCAGGGATAGGCTTGCGACTGCCGCTAAAATGCTCAGCAGCGTTATGAGGCACCAGAGTAGGATATGCACCGTGCCGATCAGTTTCTTGCTGCCAAGTGCTTGAGAACTGCGGGCTGCAATAGCTGCATGCAAGGTTGCAAACATTGTTAAAATTAACTTCCACATAGCTAGGAACGACATCTTCATCTCCTGTTGATTTTGTAATTACTGAATAATCTTTGGCTGCCCATGGCTCACCTGATCTATAGTGCCTGTCACTCAGTTTGTCATGTGCTTCCATGTTCCAGCAATAGCTGCACTCTGCAGGTTTGATGCCTGCCAGCATGAGTTTGCGTTGTTCTTTTTTGTGCAGTGTATTATGTAATGCACCGGGATTGCGTCCAATATCTTCTATGGATATTCGGTGCAGAGGTGGGTGGTAGCATGAGTTGTTGAGCCCTGTGGGCAAGTGCAAGCTGACCTGTTTCCATTTAGCAAGACACAAGGCAGGGCCAAGATCGGCCTGCATTTTTTCTGCGGCTGTTAGGAAATGGCTTTTGTTATCAGTGGCTTCATCGCCTTTGTTCATTACCAGCCTTCTTGTGCTCGAATAACATCAATCTCTCGAACCATGATGCCTTCATTGTGCCAGTTGCTTCGGTAGTGATGCTTGAAAAACTTGCTTTGTTCTGCTTCCAGCATGGCCATGGGCAGATCCAGTTGTTGGTCTAGATCTTCTGCCACACGCCCGGCCAGCAGTCTTGGGTCACTGGATTCCACTGTCTTCCATAGTTCAGCTAATGCATCAAAGTCTTGTACCTGAGTGTGATCCCAGTTTGTGAGCATGGTCATATATGTGCCTTGTCTTGCACCTGCCATGCTCCAGTAGCCATGATCAACATCTGCACCTATGTTGTGCCAGATAGTAAGATGGTCCAGGTTGCGTTGATGCACACGATCCTTGAAATCAGCTAGTGAAGGTTTGGCTCCACGGTTCAGGCACATCTTTACACCTTCACGGAATCCTGCACGCCAGGCATGAAAAGCAGATCCATTGGGGTAGGTGGTTGAGTAACAGTCGTGCATGGCCCAGTATAGCGGATCGAAACAAAACTCCACTTGTGTTTCTGTACGGCCGTCTGTGGCTTCGTGTGTGCGCATGCGGTTCACAAAGGTTTTGGTCCAAGAGCTGAGTCCACCATTGCCATACATGAGTCCGTTGACGGCGTTTCTTGCTCGCCAGCGAAACACCGCAGAGTCATAATCAGCTGTGGGGAACTCTAGAGTTTGATTGAAGAATTTGGCGTCAGGCATGTTGTCGCCGTCAATCAAGATGAATCGTTCTGTGGCGCTGGCAGCTGCCGCGGCCTTGTGTGCTGCATCTGACCCTCGAACACCATCCACACGCTGCGCCCATGGAACCATGTTGCGTATGATTGCCCAGTATTCTTCTTTCTTGGGTTCATCAAATGTCAAAAATACCACGTCTAGGTCTGCTATATCAATTTGTTTCATAAGTTTTCTTTGTCCATTTTTGATGGGGCTTGTGCTCACTGACGATTACAGCGACATTGCGAAGATCGCAAGGGGATCCAGAGTCAGCAGGCACAAGTTTTGTGGTTGTTGTCCACACGCGGTGTATTAATTTTCCGTCACGCACACACACATGCATGGGACTGCGAGCAAAAGTCACAGCGTCTATTTCAATGTATGTACCTGGCACATTGTCCATGCTGTAAAATAATGGATTACCATCTGCATCATGATACAATCTATAACTCACTGCATGTGCAACAGGTTCGTGGTGTAGTATGTTCCAGAATTCAGTCAAGTTCATGATGCCACTCCTTGACATTGTAGTGGAACGCACCTGACTGTGCCACTGTATTTACTCGCAGCAGATAGTCCCGGTATTCCCAGTTGAGTTCACGTGTCCAGTCTTCTGTTTGTGTACCTGCTACATGACGTTTCATGTGTGCTATGCGCGGATAATCAGCAAAGGGCATGGTACACTGTTCGGCACCAACAATATTGGCCGCCATGGCATACACCACATCAGTGGATGGCACATCTTCGGGAAACTTCAACAGTTTGCGATACTCACTCCAGTTTTCAAAAATACTGCGCACAGTATTAAAAAACGTCTGAGCTGTTTTGCTCCTGCGCCAATAGGTAATGGCATTGTACACATCAGGCAAATTGTTGGCATCAAACACCTGTCGATAATGGCGTGTTTTTGCTGTCTGATCTTTCCAGTCTCTACAGCCAGTTGACACCACAACGTCGCGATGACGTAGCATGGTCCACCAGTGGTCAATTGAGCTGGTAATCAGCATGTCTGCTTCCAGTTTGATGGTTTCGCGAAACGGAGTCTTATCAACCACTTGCCAGTCATTGGCATAAGGATTGGCATGCACGGGTTCACTCAATTGATGAACATAGTTGAACAAGGTGTTGCTGATGGCGGTTTCGTCAGTGAGTAAACAGATTTGTGCATCAGGGTGCCAGTGTCGAATTGTTCCGGCAAGTGTGACCGCACAGTCAACATAATTGACTTGACTGCTATTTTGTGCCACAATCAAGTAGCCCTGTTCAGCTATTGGCCGCAATGATGTCTCCAAGATGTTTTTTGCCCATGGCATGAAAGTCCACGCCATTTAGAGAACAGTACAAATTTCCTCCATCAGACGCACGATGTGTGATTTTGAATGTTTCGTCGGCCTTGGCAATTTGTTCCAACTCGTACTCAGGCAGGATACTGGCCAGACTCCAGGGAATACTGTCAACTCTCCAGGTTCCGCCGCTGATGATTCCCAGGGCAATGCTCAGTGCAAAGTCATTGCGATAGGTATTTTTCTGAATCTTGTACAAGGCTCTGTAATGGTCCCAGTTGTCTCGCACCATGTGCATACAGTCAAATATGTAGGCTGCGGTGTTGCTCTTGCGAAACATCATCACAGTGGCCCAGCTCATGGGCATGCGATGTTCACCAAAGGTGTTTAGTTCATCCAGGTATCGTGACTTTGCAATATCATAAGCACGGTCGTGACACATGAAGTCACGGCGACTGTTGATTACAAATTTCAACTGTGAACTGGCCACCACATAGTCTGCATCCAGTACCAGTGTCTGTTCCCAGGGAGTGAGAGTGTATGCATCTACTCTGCCAGCATTGTGCCAGGTCACAGTTGAGTTGTAGTCTTCAAAAAATCGTGTGCCACCGGATTCGGGCTCTGCGTAGATAACTTGATCAAATGTTTTGTTCAGTGCAGGATCTTGGCTGTTGGTCACAACAGCAACTGGTATGCCCAGATGGTGGCGAATACGACCTGCACTCCAGGCGGCCATAGATACATAATCAGTGGCTTCGTTGTTGAATGCAAATATTAACGCACCGCAGGTCATCGTAGTTGACGTTGTTGATCAAGTTCCACTAGCCATGCATTCATTTGCTCTTGCCATAACTGCATGGCCAGGCCTCTCAGCTGTTCAGGATTGACCTGTACCGGAGTTTCATACAGGTCCAATATCACTGCATCGCCTGGTGGCACAGTGGCCAACAATACCAGCAGTTCAGGATCAGCACGCCACATTCCGCCGTTATAGGCAAACAACATACGGGCTTGGTATTTTTCTTTTAGTACACGGCGAGCGGCCACATGATCAAAACGTACTCGTGCGTGGGCAATTAAAGCATCAGTATCCATGCTGTATTATACGACAAATCCAGATAAAAGTAAAGGGGCAGTTGCCCCTTTTGGTTAAGCTGTTGTGGCAGCCACAGTAGGTGTGCCCCAACTTGCACTGGTCAAATATGTTGTGCTAGGTGGGAAATATGTACAAATTGTGGTTGGTGCTGTACCAGCTGTGGCGCCAACTGACGCTGTACCACCCGAAATAGCATCTCCGTCAGCAGCACTCCAGACTGTGGTGAATGTCAACACAGTAGATCCTGCATTGAGAGCCACCGAATGCTGAATAAAGTTTGCAGTGTACGGGGCAGTATCAGCAAACTGCTTGTAGATTATTGTGGCTGCTGCCCCAGGTGTTAGCGCATAAAAACCGGTGGCAGTACTCAGTGTGTTGGGTGTGCCTGTTCCGCCAATTTTGGTTGTTCCTGTGTAACTAACTGCTGCAATAGTTTTGGCAGCGGCTGCACCGGTAAAGAAAATATCGCCACACAGTGTATTAGCCAAGTCATTCCATTCTGGATCGCCCAGGGCGCCAGTGGCTGTTTTGCTCACATCCAGTTTGATGCGACCGCCACCGTTGAAGAAATGCCTTGCGGCTGCTGCACTGGCAAATGTCACTGTGTTGACAAATGTAATGGTCCAGGTTGCTCCTGATGTGGCCGCAGTCTTTGAGTTGGTTCCGGTCCAACCTGTGTATTGTGTTCCGTTTGCTACTGCATTGTTTCTGTTGGCAGTAATGTTGGTCAAGTCAGTGTTCAGGGCTGCTAACACAGAGATCAAGTTGCCTGTTGTAGGTGCTGTTCTTGCAGTGATTGTGGTGCCAGTTTGACTACCCATGCTTGATATGGTGTTGACTAGGCTGGCCCAGTTTGTGGCAGTGACTGTACCAAGTGCGCTGACTGTGCTTAGTGCTGTTTGCCCCCAGCCTTTGTCTCCTGATCCTGTGCCCCAGATGTCGTTGACATTGGCACCTGCAGTGGTGCTAGCAAAACCGTTGTAGTCGGTTGCTTGAATTAGTCCGCCCGATGAATATGCCATTATCTATTCCTGTTTAGTTCTTGATTGTCACAATAGCTTCAATTGTACCTGATTCCGGGGTGGTCTTGTCAACCAGACTTCGTCCAATCACATTGAACGCTGTGGCTTCACCAGGTTGTGCTGCTCTTGCAATGCCATCTCCGGCTGCAACCAATCGATCACCCTTGCGGATATATCCAGTAACTTTGACAGGCACACGTCCGGTCATGGCCACTTTGGGGTGAGTATCGTCTTCACCAGCGCCGCCGTTCATGGTATAAGCTGGTCTTGTACTTATGACACCAAACACTTTTTCACTCAAGGCTGTGAGACTTCTTGTGATTTCCTGGGTGCCACCTAGTTCAACAACTGTGCCTGGCTCCAGCAATTCGTCAGATGCAAAACGTTCTGCAACGTCAGCGTAAAGTGCAGTAGTAGCCTGCGCAAACACCTGGTTGAAATAGTTGCTTGAACTACCAATATTGCCCACAGCGTTTGTTCCTGTCTTGGCAATTGAAGCCACGCTTACCACGTTGGCATAAACTGTGCTGGTGTCAATAACCACAACATTTGCTACACCGCCTACGTTGAAGTTGATGTTGCCGTTGGTGACACCAACATTGCCTTCTGTAGTTCCGTTCACAAACTTGGTAACACTAACACCCAGACTCAGGCCTGTGAGTTGACTACCGTTGCCAATAAAAAATGTTCCTGCTATGTTGGCTGCAGAAGTAACGTTGCCTGCCACACTGATCAAGCCTGCAGATCTCAAGTTGCCCGAATCAACGTTGCCAGTTGCCACAACACTTACACCAGAAATTGCTGCTGCACTAATAACGTTTCCGCCGCGCACATTGCCAACGGCAGTTACTAGTCCTGCTGTGCTGATATTTCCACCTGTGATATTACCGGCTATAGATACTAGACCGCTTGATAACAAATTGCCGCCGCTGATATTACCAGTAGTGGCTAACGGGCCACCTGGAGGTGCAATAACGTTGCCTATAAAGTTTAAGCCAGTGACATTTCCAGTAGCACTGACTATGCCGTTAGTTAGAACATTTCCGCCAGTGACGTTGCCACTAGCACTCAATGTGCCTGTAATATTGGCCCCGGTGCTGGAGACCAATGCTGTTGCTGCACCACCTGACGTGATAACCACATTGCCAGTGTTAGTAACATTACCTGCAAAAGTTGTACCAGCTGAGTTGCTGACCGTGATACCTTTGTATATTGTGGGGAACAGTGTAGACGTAGGAGCCGCTGCTGTAAAGTTTGCATCTTTGCTGACAATTGCAACACGTACATTATTTACATACAAACTGGTCACATAGTGCGGAGTTGCTGTGTTGTCATTGACAGTCTCAGGAATTGCGCCAGCTGTGCCTTCAGCTGAAGTAAATGCAGGACCCACAACAATAAAACTAGCGCCAGTGTAGACCTTGACCTGCTGATTTGTGGTGTCGTACCACAAGTCGCCTTGTACATTGCTAGTAGGTTGTGTTGCAGAACTGGTAGCAGCACTGATAGTTTTGAACACTGTACCATTGTAGACCTTGAGCAAGGTATTGGTCTTGTCCCACCATAATTGCCCAGTTAGTGGGGCAGCAGGTGCTGTGGTGTTTGAGCCATTTTCCAGCAAGTGGATAAAGTTTTCGTCCAAAAACTCTCCGTAACCTGCATAGTTTTTGCCCACCAGTGTCATGCTACTAGCAGTATTAACTGTGCCGTCGTTGACGGTAGCAAAAACTGTACCGTCGGTTAGATTGATTGTATATGCCATATCAGTTTCCTATTTCAATATTTATACAGCATTGATATTGCTCAATGTCTGAATTCTCACTGTGTAATCAATTTGAATCTGGCGATTCAAACTCTTTTGTACTGGGTGGAAGATCACATGAGTGATCAAGCGTAAATTGTCAGCAGCACCATTCCAGGCCTTGAGGCCCAGTTCGTCAAACACAAACTCACCGTTGAAATTGGTGGAGTTGTCAAAGGCCTGCTGTTCTGCGGGCTCACCGTAGTCCAACAAACATGTCACAAGAATGTCAGTATAAACATTGCCTGCTGTGTGTAGCACAGTCATTTTGTTGTTGGTGGGATCAGTGTCTGCTGCTGAATTGTCATCCACTACCTTTTGATAGGTTTGATTGTACAAGTCGGCGTTTTGTCCCGTGGTGTTTGGCGGCAAATAAGTGATCACACCAGTGGGATCCACCGAGCTTCCGCCGTTGCCAAATGCCATTTGATAGATGTATCCCAGGTTACGATCAGCTAGACTTTGAGCCATGGCCACGGAGATATTTTCGTAATGAATAGCATTCTTTTTGTCTACCAAGACTTCCCCTGTGACAGGATCAGTGATCTTGACGAATCCTTCAATTTTGCACAAACCTGGAGTTATCATGCTCGCCCCTCCACGTAGGTTTTTTGTGTTTTTGGATCAAAAATTCTCATGTGGGCCTGTACTGATACTGACCCAGTTTCGTTGGGCTTGCGAGGTTTTTCCTCTTTTTTAAGCTCAACCGTTTGTGTAGACTGTGTGTTTGGCATGATAGTTTATTTACCTAGTTTAAAAGCCTCGCAAAAACCTTGCGGCCTGAGTGTCGGTGTCTTGCAGCGCAACGCCGTCACTGGCTTCGTTTACGCCCTGTTGGTACCAGGTTACACCTTGGCGAACCAGAATTGTGACTTCTGCCCCTGCGGGCGGTGCTTCTAGTGGAGGATGCACATTGCCATCAACCACAAAGTCCACTGCCAACGGATCATAATCAGTCACAAACCAACGATAGCGGCTAACTGCTGTGGTGTCGCTGTAGGCATATTGCCGGATTCCGCCCACATAAACTTCCACAGCTGGACGCTCGCTGCTGGAATCCAAGAAGTCTTCAAACAAGATACTTGGTGCATAGAACACGCTGGTTGTACCGTCACCCAGTGTGGAATCGCTCACAATATAGTCCTGGAACTGCGCAGGCAACAAGTTACCACGCCCAATATCATATACGTCTGCACCACTTGAGTGAGCTGCTGCCCCTGTGCCCAGTGTGCCGCGCATGAGTCCAGAAATGGTGTTGAGAGCTGTGTTTCTTTCGCGATACATGATACGCTCGCCGTCAATAGTTACTGCTCCAAAAATACCCTGAGTCAAGTTGGGATCGCTTAGGGCAGAGGCATTGACAACATATGCAATGTTGTCTGTGGCTGTGAGATCTTGTGCCAGTGTTGTGGTTGTTGCATCAGTAATTCTGTAGGTTGCTTGAACGCCGCGCATGTCCTGGAACACTCTAAATGCCATGGCTTCTGGCACTATGCTGTTGGTAAATTCTGTAATTACCAGTACCTGTGCAGCGCCAATGGCTCCGGTGGCCAGGATCAAGTAACCGTTTTCAACCACATAGTCTGCACCTTCAAACAGTCTATAGCCATCCAGTGTGACCCATAGTCTACCAGCAGCAACTGGATCACGTTGCAGGTAAAAGTCATTGGTAGCTATAAGCACACCGGCTGAATAATCATAGGATCCCGGAGCTTCAGACACTGCACCTTCGTCATATGTGGTGCTGTCATATGGTTCGCTTACTGTGAGGCCAGTAAAGATTGGTCCCACAAATACCAGGCTTAGTGCGTTTTGTTGTGCAGTATCGTTCCAGGTAGTGACAGCAACAACGTCGTCAATATTGAGTGCAGACACAATCTGCAATGTTTGACCAACCACATCAAAGTCTGCTTCAGTGTTCACTGTGATCAAGATTCTTGATCCGCTGGCAGGCGGTGATGTAAACACAACCTGTCGCCCGGGTGTGTTTGAACCTGTCCAGTTTGTGACGCTGAATGATCCCACAGTTGCACCCACGCTTTGAACCTGCAGGATGTTGTCAACCCAGACCACAACATCTGTAGGAGCATTGATAATGTTTTGTTGATATCCGCCTCGTTGCGGCAGTCCAAAGCTCACACTCGAATCATCACCCAACCATTCAATACCCTCTGCTGGCTGCAGGCGCAGGCCGTTGCGAGTAACAACCATGTTGACCGAGTTGGTGCCAGCGGCATTGTTGGTCAGGGTGAATATTTTTGTAGTAGCTTGGCTAGCATCAACCACAAAATACTGCACCTGTGGTGTACTCCAGCTGTAGGCTGTGGTTGCTTTGCCTGTTCCGCTGCCGATACTGGTTGCAGTAAACACAGTGCCCACAGTGTTTGCAGCAGCACCTACTGCGACAAAGTTGGTGGTGCCCACAATAGAAATAGTGTACTGCTGACCAATTACAAAATAGCCGGCCTCTACAGTGGTCAGACCCAGAGCAGTCAACGAAATACCTGCTCCTGGTCCAGGACTAATACCAAAATCAACTTGTGATTCTAATGTGGGCACAAACAACAGCCAGTAGGCCACGTCAGTGATGGCCACGCCTTGTGGTACTGCCTGAATTGCTCGATAGTAGTTGCCACTGTTGTTGACCACATCTAGTTTGGCATAGGTGTCAAGAATGTTCCAGTTTGCGCTGTCTATGTATGGTTCCCATGTAACTCCGCTGATGGTTTCACCGTTGACAAACACAGCCATGATGTTGATTTCTGCGCTGTTGACTGGAATAACAACTGTTTGTCCAGTGGTGCTACCTGGATAGTTGGCACGATACAATTGATTGCTGCCACCTAGTTCGTACACACTGATGTTTATGCCATCGCCATCGGCTACTGTGAGCAAAGTAATAGTCTGATCTTCCCACTGAACTGAGTAGTCTACGCCGCTGGCAAGATCTCGTCCAGTGGTTTGATTGCTGACCAGAATCTGCACAGGATGCTCAACTACTCCGGCCCAGCTGTAGACGTCTGTGACTGCTGCTTCATAGGTGTAGCGTATGCTGGTCAACTGGAATCCATGTCCATCACGGTTCCAGTCTGCACCTGGACGAGTGTACACTCGCATGTCTAGAGTATCAAATTCAGCACCGTTGACCAATTCTTCAGGAGAATGTCCTTCGTACAGTCCTATGAACTCACCACCCGCAACATTGATGTCAGTGGGCAAGGTACCCAAGATTACATCTGTAAACTCGCTGGTGTAGTCTGCATCCACTGCCAAGGGATCACGCAGGAAGTAATCGCCATACACCTGTACACCAGGATAGTCAACTCCATCAATCAAGAGTGGCAATTCAAGTCCAGGCTGGTTAACTCCCGGAACATACAAGCCCATGGTACGGTCAACGCCTGTTAGTCCATAAGATCCAAGGCCGTAGTTGAACGTAGCAGCATTGACCAGAGTCCAGTCTTCAAGATTAAATGTTGGCCCCACAACCGCAGTACTGGTACTGCTGGCAGCTTGCCACACACGGTCATCGTAACGAACCAGGTCACCGTCTTGATAAGTTCCGTTGGTGCTCCAGTCTCTTACATCTGAGAAATACTGGAAGCGGTCATAACGGATCACAGTACGGAAAGATCTTGCCAGGGTATAGGATTCTATAGTGGTCGGAACTGTGGCTGCATTGTATACTTGGCCACTGCCTTGGCCGTTTACCACAGCATAATATTCTGCGCCGGTGCCGTTGCCGCCAGTGATTGTGACTACAGGTGCTGCACGATATCCAGATCCTGATTGATCAATAGTAACAGCCACCACTTGGCCCAGACTGTTGATTACTGCGGTACCAGTTGCGGTTACCCCCGCATAGCTCAGGGCGGCTGTGCCATCTGCTTGTGATCCACTAGTGAACAACGGAGCAATTGTTCCGGTGTCACCACCAGTTGTTACTGTGTACAAATTATCAACAAAGAATATTTGCTGTCCTGCTGTGACGGTGGTTGATGCTGTCCATTCTGTACCAAATATCACAGACGGAGGTGTGCTATAGCCAGATCCCTGGTTGACCACGAGAGTGCTGTCAATGCTCAACCAGTGGTTGTTGTACCATTGTGAATAAGGCCAGGTGTTCCAGATTGTGCTGGCAGCAGATGCATCACTAGCAGTATTGATAGTTGAGTTAAATGCAGTACCAAGTTCGTATGGCAACAACACAGGGCTAATGTATTTTGGAATTTCCAGTGTTGTGTCATAATACGCTGGTACATCAAAGTCAGTTAGGTCGCCTTGCGAAATGTCAAAACCAGTATACTTGAGATTGAACTCACGCACCTGCACATGGTATGGTTTGACTTCTTGAATGTAATCACTTACAAATTCTTGATTGTCACGCACATAGTTTTGGTACGGTAACAGTTGACGAATTCTGTGATCCACGTCAATCAAGCTGGTTTTTACCAGCCACTCAGGTGCAGAGAACTCGCTCAACACAAAGTTAAACATCAGTATCAGTGCTCGATTACGCTCAATAGCCAGGTCATCAACAAACAATTCTTCATTGATAGCCTGTATGATCTTGCGGGTTTCTGTAACAGGTTCTTGATCATAGTATTGTGCATCAAACACTTCAATATCAAATCCAAAACGCCCCACAGCATAGTCCCAGAGCTCGTTGGAGAATGCAATTGTGCCATCTTGTAAGCCCACACGTTCATAACCAAGGTCAGTCAACAGATATATTTCATATTTGCCTTGTGCATTGGCAGTGACCTTGACGCTGCTGCCCACAGGAACATTGATTGCACCTAGAGCAGAGTACGTGACCACTTGTGTTATAATTTTGGTACTAGAGTTGTAACCTGGGCGGTACCAGTCAATGTAACTCCAGTAGTCTGCTGTATTGTACCCTTGCACACGAGTAAGAGTTAATACTCGAACACCAGGAGTTGTATCGCTGGCCGACACAGTGTAAATTGTCCACAGGCCGCGATTATTGCTGTCTGTTACCACCAGATACCGGTAGCCCAGGGCCACAGTGTAGATATTCTGGAAGCCCAGGATCTCCAGGTTAGCAACTCGCAGATTCCATAATCCCGAATTGGCAGTTGGTTCCGGTTCTGAAGAGTTCAACAGATTGAAACTACGGCTTTCGCTGATGGGGTACTGTGCCAGCACAGTGTTGGCATGAGTCAGGTAGTTGCGCAGTGCTTCAAAGCGGTCGGTAAACATTGACTGGCGTGGACGGAACTGTACCCCGTATTGTTCAGCCACTCCTAAATTGGGATCTGGAACTTGATTACCAAAAGTATCAGTTCCGCAGAAACTGTCTTGTAGCTTGCGATACAGGTTGTCACTCAAGAACCCATTAGCGCGATCTTGTGCAATTAATTCATATTCAGTATGCACGTTGTCATTGGTCAATTCTCGATCAAACTCGATACTGATCACTGTGTCACTAGCTTCAATATAGTCCCCAGAATTGTACAACGCAATTGTACTAGCGTTGATTGGGGCCATGTAAGGAATACCGCTGGCCTTGGGATCAGCAATGTAACTGGCCACAGTGGATGCTGGCAGAGTCTTGTTGATTTTTGTGGATGTTGTGGTAATGCCACGAACCCAGAAATAGTATTCTGTAGCAAACGTGCCATCCTTGGTCAGACGAGTGTTCACAGTGTACGACAATGACGACAACGGTGTGCCTTCTCCTGTGTAGTCGGCTGGTGCCACTGCACTCACAATCCACTGATACACATCAACTACGCTGCCTGGGAACAACTGAGCCCAGCGACGGCTGGCATACACAATGCTGTCTTGATTGGGGTCAATAAATCTTACTGAAGAGATATCCCACCAAATTTCCCCCACATGATCTGTATTCCATGTGGTTCCACGAATGTTTGTTGGTCCCACATTGTATGCTGCAGGATCAATCGCACCAATGTAGTCTATGTTTTGTCGGGCCGCACCAAGAATTTTGCCTTGCAATGGATCAATAAAGTCCAAGAACTCAGAGGTTGCTCTAGTTACCCGGTCGTACAAGAACACGGAGTTCAACAGTCTCACGTCTACCACAGGTTGTTGTTGTTCCAACACCGTCCAAGCCAGAGAACGAGTGGGGTTTTCAAACACAAATACTGCACCAAAATCTGCTGTGCTATCTCCAGAATCATTCTTGGGAGCACCAACCATGAGTACACCAGATGTGTAGTTGACTGCTGTACCAAATCCATCCAGGGTCTGCACATTGCTGTTGTTGATTTGATCACCAAACACAAATTTGCCTGGATTGTTTATGTTGGAGGTTGAGCTAGGCAAGTAATCGTATGTGTATACTGCGCCGCTTTGTATGATCACCGTAAAGAATACTGTGCTACCAGCATCAAATATTGTAGTTCCATCATCAAACACCGTTTCAAGATACAGGCTGCCTTGCGGTGCACCAACCACAAGATTAATTGCACTGTTGTCTATGCTGACACTGGAACCAAAACCGCTGAATTCAACTGGGTAAGGACTGAAAATTGTTTGTGTCCATGCATACGTATCAAACCCTAGATCAGCAAAAGTTGCACCAACTGTTCCCGGAGCCACATTGACTTTGTCTAGAGCCGTTGCTGCTGCTGAGTTCTTGACTCCAATAGTCAAGTATCCAGTGGTGTCAACTGTGGCCAACACATTGGGTACTGTGGTATTAATTGCACTGGCCAGGCTTGCCAACGTTGCAGCCAATGGAACTTCTACATCCATGTTGTTGATTCTAATTGTTTCTCCTGCAGTTAGCGCCGCAATAAAACTATATTGAATTCTACCGTTAACTGTTCCGGTATTTTCGTACATACCAATAGTAAAACTTGGACTGTAGTCTGCGGCAGGGTCTTGTACTGCTTGGTATGTGTACAAACTAGTGATAGTGCCATAGATTCTGCTTTGATTTACAAAACGTTCAACCACACCACCTTTGTAGATTTGAGCACTGCTTTGAGGTTCGCCTATGTACAAGCTGCAATTGTTGGAACAGATATCCAGTGCTTGTCCAAAGTTTGAAAAATTTGCCACTGTCTGTTGATCGACTTGTTGTAGTTGTTGGAACTGATTGGTTTCAATTTCAATTATGTCACCAATCTGCAGATCAGCATTGATAGTTACTACTGACCCAGAAATTGTGAATGAGTTGGCTGCATTGATCACACTGTCAGTCTGATTGATCAAGAATTGATTGTTCACAATCACACTAACAGGACCAGTTGGAGTGCCACCTAGTACTGTGAATGTAATGCTGGATGTGTCTGTGCCGTAGATGAATCGTTGCACGTTGCGATCAAACACATAAACTGTGCCTGCTTCGACTAGAGTATCAATGGTGCGATATGGTGCGCCAATCATGACCTGACGACCATCTGTGCTGCACGATACTGACTGTCCAAATCTATCACCGGCAGTGAGTCCGCCTGTGACCGAGGCAGTGTCAATGGTGTCTACATATTCAAAGTAACCTCCAGCAAATGCCACCACAACGTCAGTTGATATACGTGCAGTAATAAATGTTACTGTGGTGCCCGAAAACGTGTAGTCAATATTGGGACGCCATAAATCTTCGTTGACCTTGATACTGAACGAATATATGCTGTCAACAGTGAACAAGCCCACAGTGTTACCACTTGCATCCGTACCATTGGCCAAGTTAAATGTTGCAGCATTGTGGGGGATCTGGAAGCTGTTGTATCTTGCAAATTCAATCAGTACCAAAGCTAAAACTGTTCCTGTGCCTGTGCCCACTGCTGTGGCCACAAATTCAACACCAACGGTGTTGCTGGCTGCGCCAATTAGGGTGTAGTTGGTATCACCAACTGTTAGAATTGTGTAGGTTTCGCCGGGCACAATTGCGGTGGCTACACTCACTCCCGGAGGTGTTGTGAGTCTTACTTCACTAAAGTTGTTGACAATAGTATAAGTTGCTCCGTAAGTTTGGATTTGGCCATTAAACGTTACTTTGAGTTGGCTGTTGTTGCTGATCTGTATCTGTGTGTTTATGTTATACACTGTGGTTGATCCATCAGCAGTGGTTTTGATTGATTGATTTTGCCAGTCAACCCGACCATATGCATGAACTGAATTCAATCCTGGTGCACCAATATACATCCAACGTTCGTCAAGGCTCACAGCTACCGAGTAACCAAATTCTCCTGCGCCGGTGAGCAATGTGCCGTATCCTGAGGGCTGTGTCAACAGTTGCCATTGTGCATAAGGAATAACACCAGGCTGACCCAGGGCCGGATCACGATATATCACTGCAACATATCCGTTGTTGGCTTGACTGCCCGATCCTAGACTCTTGCTGGCACCTGCTGCGGCCCAGGTTTGATTTCCAAAATCCACAGCATTACCGTATCCACGTACACCAGGCACATCCAGGGTCAATATACCGTCCCCGTTGGCAACTGGACTTACAGGGCTGTATTGATCGCCATAGTTCTTGACATACACATACACCGCACCTGTTTCGGTTCCTGAGCCAAATCCATATTTGGGACTACCAACTAAAGCGGCCAGACGATTCTGTGCCTGTGTAACACTGACACCATATTGTTCGCCTGCATCCAACAGCACGGGGTTCAGTTCCACAACATCTGAGAACACTGCGTTCTTTTGCAGTACTTGCCATAGTCCGCTACCGTTGTCGTCTACCCAGACCTTGGCGCCAGGCAAGATGTTGTTGGCATAAGGTAAGTTAAGCACATCGCTGGCCTGTGCCACACGCATGGTCTTGAGTGTGAATCCCAGGCCTGTGCCGTTGGCCACAACTCTGTCACCAGTGAATGCAAACGCAATGTTCACTGTGGTCAGATTGGACACACTTAACACCTGGTAAACTCCGTTGATCTCTATGTCAAAGAACTTGATGATCAGTTTGTCACCGGTTGCAAGCCCGTGTTGAGTGCTGAAAATTACTCTGCTAGTACCGTCTAGGTTGTCGCAAACGTGCTGGATAATTCCGGGCACAGCCTGCGCACGATAGATGTTCCAGTCGTAGTCGTTGATCTTCGCTACCCAGACACTGGTACCAACCTTGATTGAGTCAATGTTGGCGCTGAGGCTGGCAGAATCTGCAATGTCAAACACTGTGATATCAGCGTCATTCAAGTTGACATAGCCCGCGGTAGGCAAACCAATGTCTGTGGGCAGAGTAGTGGTGGTTGGTAAAATCTCAGTACTGGTCAACTTGTAGCTTTGACGCCATACATCACTCAGCAAGATTTGTTGATCAGCTTCACTAACCTGTTGTGGTACTACCACTTGCACCAGACTAGGGTTGGCATCAAGTAGCGCACGGTTCAAGCGCAGTTCAAAGAAGCTGCGGTTGGCGTTGGCACCGTACACAGCACGTTGAACAGCCCAGTTTTCATAGATGTCATAGTCAGCAGCTTCTTTGCCCAGATTGGCCTGTTTGAACAATTCAGCAGATAAAATTGTGCCTTTTGAGCCCAGGAATTGACGGTACACATTGACCTGACTCACGTCGTCAAGATTCAGTGCCGCCATGTATTGTCGTGGATGAAATCCAATCAAGCCATAGCTGAGTAAATCATTGTCAGTTTCAATATTGGCTGAATTGATGTCGTAACTGTTGGCTAGTTGATTTGCTTTGTTGGCCAGGTTGGGCAACAGTCCCAGCTCAATTTGGGTGTAATCGCTTTGTGTCCACACATTGAAATCAAACGTTTCTGATGGCTGTACAATTTTCAGTGCAGACCAATAGACATTTTTGTATTTGACAATCTGACCTTTGGTATACACTTGCAAACCGGTCCATTCTTCTACATTGTCTTGGTTGAGAATAAAGCCCGGTGCATCAACCGAACCATTCCAGTCACCGCTGGTCACAGCCACAAGACTTAATCTGCTTTGTCTTGCTCCAGTGGTCGGAGCGTATATGAGATCGCCAAACACACTTTGATTGCTCAGCACAATCATGTGTTCGTAATTGGTAAAGCGCATGTTGATAAAGCTGATACTTTGAGTACTCAGTGGTTCAATGCTGAAGGAGTTGCCTAGCCGCACAACATTTAGAGTACGAGTAGGGAGTTCTCTAGAATTCTGATCCAACAACAAGTTTTCAGTAGTTTCTGTTTGCACACTATCAACCACAGCCTGTGCCTTGGACACACTGAGTTTACTTGCCAAAGGATTGATGTTGATAATAGCATCTGTGTCCCAGCCTTGTTGACTCCAGTACAGAAATTCGTTGACCATTCTTGGCCAGTCTAGTACATAACCATTGGCCATGTTGTCAAATGTGAGGCCTTGTTGCTCAAGTAGTTTGCCATAACTCAACAAGAAGTCTGCCACGCTGGTTTCATTGCTGAACACAAATCCATATGGCACCTGTACAACTGTGGTGGTGTAAAATGTTGGCACACGAACTGTGATTCCGCCTGAACTGTATGTTTGCAACTTGCCGTTGGGATAGCTTTGCAGCACATTGAAATATGGTTGATTGTTACCATAACCAAACACAGCATATCCGCCGGTGACTTTTTGTATAGCCACGCTGGAATAAATGATTTGATCAAACGGCTGATTCTTGTACAACAAGATATCGTAGCTTTCATCAGGAATCATCAAGGCAGTGTTGGTGGAATTGGGGCTGGACTTTTCAGTAAACAACTTGATGTACTGCTTGTCGGAGAATGATGCCATGCGATAGCACAGTCTCACATCTATACTCTTGAGATCAGCTGTTAGCAGTTTGGTCGAATCAACACCGGTCTGGCGATTGTAATCAACCAACCAGTTGATGTAACTGGCTTTTGACACACCGTCACCATATACTTCTACGCCGTTGGCATCCAGTCGATAACGATTGTTGTAGAGATATTGTTGATAATCTTCGTTGTAGCGATACAAATCACGATCAGCAAACAGCGCAAAGAATTTTGCAGGGCGTGTGACTGCCAACATGTGCATGACTGAGAATGGATATGAGCTGGAGTTCCACCATGACGCTTCCACAGGGCCGCCATCGCCAAGGATCCAGCTCTTGACAAATTCTGTAGATGGATTATAATTTGGAGGCAGTGCGCCCACAACACTGTTGAGTGGGCTCAGTATCTCACCTTCAGATCCTGTGGGAATCACAGGCAACATGCTGGGGTATGGGCCCGATCCGTACTTGTCGTACCAGATGCCTTCACGCTTGGGTCCAGCTACCAGGCTGGCAGCTCTGGCAAACTCAGGCTTGAAGTATGGTGTGACTGGATCAGCAACATAACCGGCTGCTAGATCGTCCCACAACACCAAGTTATCACTGGTATAAGGTGCAGGGCCATAGGTATCTTGCCACCAGGTGGGTTCTACGCTAATGCCCAGCATTTCCCAAGGAGTCAAACTTGGCTGTTGAGTATCATAGTAGTATCGATAGATGCCGCGCCAGGCACCCAGTAAATTTTGTTTGTCTAGTCGACTTTGCGCCTGGCTATAGTTCCAGGTGAATTCATTGTTGGCTCTGTAATTTTGTTGGCCGTAGTCCAGTTTGTTCCAGCCGCAATAGCTCAAGAAGTCAGTGGCAAAAACAGTATTGATTTCTTCAAAGGTGTAACCAGTTGAGCGGAACTGGCCAGGCAACACATCTTCCGTCAAGAGTGGCACAGGATTTCCGTCCAGTTTGAGATTGTTATAAATTCTTGTTTCAAATTCTAGCAACACAGCATCACGGATATCGCCAAACACTGGAGTGGTGCTACCGTCGTGTCCCAGTACAAAATTACTGGTACCGTTACTGGTCACTTGTGGTATCACTGCTGGTTTCCAGGCAGGATACAAGCCAAGTTTGGTTGGTGTGTTGGGTACAAATGAGCCGTATGTGGTCGAGTATTCATTAATGGTAACTATGTCACCAAGGGTCAACGTACTCAATATTGTAATACGTGGTCCGTCAACTGCCACAGTGTAGTCAATCCCGCGAGTTAACAGTTGGTCATTTAGATATACCAACAGGCCGAGATAATTTGCTGAAGTATAATTGTACACCTGCACCGTATCAAATACCTGTGTGGTAATAAAACTCACAGTGTAGGCGTTGCTGTCTGTGATAACGCCAGCGGGCAACATGTCACTCCAGTAAAACGGTTGATTGTCAAGTTTGCCCAGAGTTACTGATTGTATAGCAGTATCCAACACCTGTGCTGTGGTATCAAATCCAATGTTCTGAGACAGTACTGCGTCCAGCAATTGTGCTTTGAACTTGATATACTCGCGGCTGTTGTATTGCAACGACGCAAAAATATTGTACTCTGGGCTGCGCATAAAGTAGCCGGCCAGGGTCAGAGGCGCACTTTGTTGCAGAATCACTAGACCGTAAGGAACAATGTCCCCAAGATCTCTAGTGTTGTTGGCCCCGTTGACTGGTCCAGTTAGAGTTATCAAGTTTTCGCAAATACTCTGATAGTGGGTGCGAATTGTGCCCAAGGTAAATGAGCTCGAGTTAGCATTGAGCGGATTTGATTCAAGGTTGTTGGGCACTTGATAAAATGCCACCTTGCTGGTTTGATCACTCAGTACCAACACTTCAATAATATCGCCAAGAATATATGTACCCAACAGTGTGATTGTGGTGCTGTCTGCTGTGGTCACATAGGAGTAGGTTGAAGGGTCTTGGAATATGCTACCAACATATATTTTAATAACTGGAACAGCAATGGAAGTTTGTACAGTCAGTGCCACATCAAGTTTGAGTGTGGTAGCAGCATAAGAGAATTTGAATTGCTGATAAATTTGTTGTTCTACAGCCGCAGTTTGCCATCCAATCAGTTTGTTGTATGTCAAACGAGAGTCATATTCTCTAGCTGAACCCGAACTGATGTCGTTGGTCACACTCACATTGTCCACAACATACAAGAATGTATCCAGATACAAGTTGTTGTCAAATACAATATCACCCACGTTGTTGATATTCAAATATTGTAATGGGAATTGCAATACTGGATCCAGCACAGAGGTGTTACCCACAGCATAGCTAAACAATTTGCTGCCGCTAAATGTAGTGGACTGGTACTTGGTACCGTTGCCAAAGCTGACTCCGTCAACATCATAGATATTGTACAACGGAGCCTGTTGAACCGCAGTTTTTTGTTGTGCTTGAGTCCATAATACTCCATCATACCAAAAAGTCAATCCAGCCAGAGTGGTACCACTGATACAAACAGCTGATTGATCTAGTAGAACGTCCCCATCTTGTGCCAAGGTCAACACAATAATAGGTTCTGGAATTAGTGGTGGCACAGTGTCGGGTGTGACAAAACTTACCACATAAATTTTATTTCGAACAGCACTATCTTGATCTGCTGCAAATATTACTCGAGTACCTTCAACAAAGGTGTAACCATCAACACTGTAACTGGTTGAGCCTTCAATATTTGAAAATGCATCTGTTTCTTCAAAGTCAAAAATGTCCACAGGTGCTTTGCCTTGTGTGCCCATATTCCAGAGTCTAATACCTGGACGGAATTGAACGATTGGCCGCTTGGCACGATAGTTGTTGTCAAATACCGCTGTGGTGTTGTTGTATGCTGCGGTGGCGTTGATAACATCAACGTGAAACCAACGATTGCTTCGTGTCCATGCATTTAGATCCTTGCTGGCACGATCAATTGTGAGATAATCCAAATCCGTGGGTTCTATTAGAATCGTGCTGGTGTCTGCATCTTGAACATAAGATTCAGGAGTAACAAAATCTATAACTGGTAAAAGTTCAATTGCTGTGCCTACTCCAGACACATAGTATTCTCGATTGCTGATAGCAATACTGTTCATAGAGCCTGTACCATCAGCCAAGGTCACGGCCGTGCTGCCGTACTGAACCGCACTCACAGTAAACTTTGTGCCGTTGGCTGCAATTGATCGCACATAGTAGGTGGTACCTGCATCTAGGCCACCTATTGTAAAAGTTACAAAAACCACAGCTTGGCCAACATATAAATTGGTACTAGAAGAACTAGTAATATAATTGGTCCCTGCTTCAGTTTGAGTACAAGTAAATGCTGTTGTGCCTGACGCATAACTAGAGGGAATAACATCACCTGTGAATCTTACTTTGAGACCGTTGGTAAATTTAACACCATTTGGAGAAGTGTAATCTTTGCGGCCAATAATTTCGTCTACATCTATAGTATTGCTAGCGGTCTGATCAATTAGTTTAATCTCTCCAAATATTTCTGGATCAGTACCATCCTGATAGTACAGTGTGTTTTGTATAGCACTTAACAAGGGTATTTGTTGGAATTCACCTGTAGAATCCTTGTACCACTGTGTACTGCTATAGGTAGTACCGTTGGAGATTGTGAATTTTTGCAAGGGAGCAATGTCAGCAATCTTGTTCAGTTGAATATAGATTACTCCAGCAATATCCACATAGGTGATCTGATATTTTTGATATCGTTGATCTGGAGCAATGTCTATGGTAAGATCAAATGGTATACTGTCATAGCTGCCGTTTAGACTGTTGTTGGCAGGGTCTTGAATCAACGGATCAAAGAAACTGGTACGATACCAGCCACCATCCTGTGTGTCCTCAATAGGATTTGTAAAGATTATTGTACGGCTGTTGAGGTTGGTGTTGCCGTCAATACCGCCATAGGTGGCTATAAATTCATCTACTCGTTGATTGTTTATTTGCGCAAACTGCAGGTCAGTCAGCAGGTCAACGGTACCAATGTTGGTAAGATTGTAGTAGAAATCTTGGGCTGTTTTTAGAGGCACGTTGAACACCACAGTTCCAAGATCTTCACCATTGTTGACCACGCCTAGCACATCTCTTGAACTGATGTTAGGTGTGGATGTTACTGCACCTGAAACGCCCGGTGTTGACTGAATCCAGAAACCTGGACCTGTGCCTGCTATAGAATTAACAATATTCAATGTGCCTTGCATCAACACTTGATTTTCCGAAGCATAGTACAGAATATCTGGAGCATCCTGTGGCACAGTAAATGTGACCAAGCCAGTTGTGGCACCGTTGCGAGTCACACCAGAACTGTATATTTCGCCAAGGCCTGTGACAGGTTCAGTCTTGATCCAGAATGGAAATATACCACTCAGTGTCAGGTTGAATACGTAGGTGTTTCCGCGAGCCAGAGTTAGTGTGGGATTGTTTTGAAAATCAATCACATAAGCACCAACACCAGAATTTCGAACTCGATAGTTTACAGTTTCCTTGGCATTTTGTGACACTTGAAAAGTGTAGCTGCCGCCTCGTACCAGTTGAATAATTGGATCTGTACCAGCGATTCCAGAAAATTTGTAAACACCATTTTCTCTTGTGACTACAAAATTATCAGTAATTGGAATACCAACGGAAGCAACATCAACTGCTGCTGGTCCCGCAGGCACCCAAAAATATTGACTGAAGTTTACAAACGCATCAAAGTCAACAAACGGATCCCAGGTATAGTATTCACTTGAATACAATCTATCAGGTCGAGATCCTGCGCCGCCTTGAAAAGTCACAGCATCGTTGAGACCCGGATATGTTATGACATCCTTGATTGTGTCGGTGTCTGGCTCCAGACTCACAACACCAGGTTCCAGTTGATAGTCAGCTCTGGTTGTTGTGGGCTCAATCACATATTGATCGTTGGGATTGACACCTGGACCCACTGTGCGGCCAATAAACCCTTGTGTCTTTTTAAAGTTGGGCTCTTGAATCAGTTGATCAAGGGTAGCTGCCAGGAACTGCTTGTTGGCATCAGTCTGAAATATTTCAGGAAGAAAATCTACACTACGAACATTAGCCATTAAATTACTCCGCTACCAGGGGCAGTACGCAAATTGGTACTGGTAAGTGCTTCAATCACATCAACATTGTTGATGGTTGCGCCGTTGACAAATATTTCATTGGGCGCTGAACGTATTTCGTACAGATCACCAAAGTATTTCTGTGGATCAAGTGGTACCAAGACCACTGAGCTGACTATTGTTCCAAGTGTTCGATGCAAGTATGCCGCCAATTCTGAGAAGTAAAAAGTATCGCCAAAGTTCCATTTGTCAATGGAAAAATATGTGTTCATGGCCGCTACCACTGCGCTTTTGATTTCACTAGTGCTGGCTGTGCTGTTTGATGCACGTATGACCTTGATAGTGGCTCGCAGATTAGATGCGGCTTTTTCACCAAACAAGGGTTTGAATACCACTGAATTCAACACAATGTTGTCGCTCAGCATTTTGTAATCTTGTAGTTTTTGATATGCTGTTGACAGTTCGTCGATGCTGGGCACATCTGGCTCAATCACTGTGCCTGTGGTGTCACGAATCCAGTTTTGGTATGCTGTGTAGTAAGACAAGGTCACAACGTACAAGTCAATGATATTGGTTGTGCCTGGATCAATTCTGCTGGTCAGTGGACTGTTGTGACGGTATTGATAATACAAATCTTGACGCCCGGTTCGAACAGTCCATTCAGCGGACACATCTATGAGTGTTCGCAATCCTGTGGTACCAATGCTGAGTTCGTAGAATGCTTGATCAGTGTAGGCGTAGAATACTTGTCCTGGACTCCAGGCCAATTTGACCAATTCAATATCGTCCAGTGTAGCGTAGTCACTGGTCACACGACCAGATTCTACCAGCAGGTATCTTTGAAGATTATCAAAGTCCACAGTCTTTTGCAGATATATGTATTTTTGAGTGCTGTCTACTGTGGGGGCCACAATCTCAGAGAAAAAGTCTGGGTTGTCTGGCACGCCGTCATTGTCGCTGTCACGGAATCCCACCAGGACCTGGAAGTCATCAACATAACCGTCGCTCTCAACTGGCTGTCCGGTAATAGTCATAAAGATATCGCCGGGCAAATGATCAGTTGAGTCAGGTTGTGTGTTTACCGCCAAGCAGTTGATATAGTCTTTAATCACAGTTCCAGAGCGACTGTCGTAGACTTGTGCGCCATCATAGAAGAAGAAGCGAGTCTGCAGCACTGATCCAAAGTAGTAGGCCAGGCCGCGGAATGTGATTGTGTAGTTTTGATTTTGCACCACAAACTGCACCAACCAGGAAGCATCTTGATTAGTCCCTGCAGTTGAGCCTGCATTGGCCTGACTAAATGTAGTGTTTGCTGCCAGATTTGTGCTGGTGATCAAGTACCACGAATATGGTGTACCTGTGATATCTCCGTTGTTGTCATAGCCAATACCAAAGTTGCGATTCAACAAAATTTGTTCAGCCATGGCCTGTTCCAGGCTGAGTGGCAGGTCTGTAACAAACAGCGGAATGATAGTGTCTACTAGTGCGCCCGAAGGTACAAAGTTGTTGAGTGCAACTGGTCCTGAACCAGAACTCAAGTTGCCTAGGCCGTTGTTGTAGCCGTCGCCTTGTATGCTCAATGGACTGGCCCAGATTTCCAGTGTTTCGTCAGCGCGACTTGGTGTGCCTTGTTGCAACTTGTTGTTGCTGTCAAAGTAATAGCCTGATGGTGCAACAAATTTAATTAGGCTGCCTACAGCCACGTATTTGAATGCTGTTGTGGTTGTGGAGCCAATTGGTATCGGAGTTCCGTTGGGCCAGGTGGCTGATGTTATTGCGTTTCTAAAATAGCCAGTGGTCTCATTGGCCAGTGTTGTGCTTTGATTCCAGGTGGCACCGGTGACCCAGGTGGTTGACCCGTATGTGGGCAGGGTGGTTGCTGTGACTCTGGGAAAGTTCTCATAGTAAAACTGCCGCATGGTGGTTTCACCAATGCCGGGCTGTACCTGATTGGTGACCACGTCTGCAATTTCATTTCTATTGGTGTAGGCAAACAAGATTGTGGGCAGAATATTCTGTTTCCATAGTCCACCGTCGCTGCCAAAGGTATTGGTGCTGGAATATTTTCCTGTGTTGTCTACAAGGTCAAGATAACGACTGGTACCAATTGATGCACGGTTCAGAGCCTTGCTTTTCACAATTGAATTGTATTGTGTGTAAGGAAACAGGTTGTAGTCTTCACCGTTGACCATGCGATTCTGTGTGTAGTATCTAGCAGGCGCACGTTGCTTGATGGCGTCAATGCTTTCACGAGCTTGACTGTTGCTGACTGGTCTTGTGATACCACAAGTGAATGTCATGGTCTCAAGGTTGCCATTGCGGCTGATGTAACTGATAGGAACAGTCACAGCCTGCATTTCTTCAGGGTTGATGATGTATTGCAAGCCGTTGGATGCACGAACATACGCACGATATGTTCCCACTGGAATTTCTGAGAACACCCCATCGCCAAACACCATGGTGATTTGATCATTGGTTCTGGATGTCACTGTGTAGATCGGTCGCAGTGTTGTGCCCACTTGTTCTGCGGCAGCCGCATAGATGTTTTCGGTATAGTTCCACTCACGACTCACACTGCCCACATTGTCCAACTGGAACAACCAACGGTCTTCGTTGTTGACGCCTTCAATGTTGATGTTTACTGTGCGGTTTGATACTTTTTCAGCCAGGTTGAAGTCTTGGTTTTGCAGCACGCCTTGTTTGAACATAAAGAAGTAGCCGGTGTTGGCTGACTGGAATCCCAGTTGATCATTGCGGAACAAGATGTTGAATGGTTGGTTAGCTCTTGGCGGAGGCTCATATAGATATGTGGCACCCACAGATGTTGAGCTCATGACCTCAAAAGGCATGGTAACACCATCAACCACAGCGGTGTAAGGCACTATGGGCAAGAATCCTGGCACCAGGTTAACTGCATATTCATCTGTACGCACACCCAGAATGGTCTGACGGTTGCCTGGACGACCCACACGTTGAGTATCCACTAGACTGCTGTTGATGATTGTGGTAAACTGTTCTTGCCAGTCAGGATTGGTTGGGTCAGACCAGTTCACAGTGATGTTGGAAAGATTTACGCCTTGATAGTCCACAACATTTTCAGTTGTGGTGACTGAAAATACCTTGAGTAGGCCTTGTGCTGCTATGTTGCGCTTGGCGGTATAACTTACTAGATTGGCCAGGCGAGTGACACTGTCTCTGCGTTCAGCAGTGTCCATATAATTTTCACGAGTGTTTAGGTCGGTGCGGAAAGCAAGAGCTTGACCCATGAACGCAATAACGTCCAGCAAGGCAATGTATTCTGAACTTTCAATGTAGTCATTGAATGTTTCTGGATAGTACAGGCGCAAGTAATCAACAAAACTCTTGCGAAGAGTCTCAAAGTCATAGCTCTGGAAGTCTGCTTCGCGATAGGTTTGATAGATCTGTTTCCAGTCCTCGACCCCAAATATCGCTGTTTGTCTAGTTGTTGTTGCCATTCTTAATACGCCTCTATTGTTTATTTAGCGGCAACAAAAACGGCTTAGTTATACATAGGAGGCACTGCGCTGTTGCAGATCAAAGAAAATACTCAGCCGCTCGGCATCTGTAGACGGGATCACAGTAAGCTCTACCTGAATCAGGATACCATTTTCTTGTGGGAAGGTCACAACTTGACTGATAAAAATTCTTGGGTCGCCACCGGCCACACGTTGCACTTCTCGTTCTATTGCCTGCTGCGATGCTTCCACTTGATTTTCAAACAAAAAGTCCCAGAGCACTGTGCCGTAGGCAGGGCGCCCAGGTAACTGACCCTGACGAATGTTGAACGCATTCAGCAGGTCACGTTTGATCAGTTCAAAGTCTGTGAGAGTAAATTTTTTGTATTGCCCTTGAGTGTTAAAGCCAATGAATTTTTGTGCCATAGTGTATTTATCGGTGCTTATGCATTGCGACCTTCAATTTTGAACTGCAATTGACTAATGCGTTCTTTCACATCTTTGCCACGTTTTACAACTTCAAGTGCGCCGGTGTCAAAGACCTTGAAATCACCGGCTGTGACTTGCTGCACTCGAACTTCTGATGAAAGCCTAGCGCGAATATAATCACCTATTTTTGGAATAACGGCGGCATTATAGTTGGTCTTTTCTGTTTGGTATTCAGCGTCGGCGGCTGCCCATTCACTTTCTGTTATTGTTGCTTGATTTTCCAGGGCAGCAACTTTTTCGCTTAGGTTAGATAAAAATACTGCGCGAGCATTCACCAACTTCACAACTGCACTTTGAAGTGTCAGAACTCCTCTCAGTTGGGTTTCAAACTCACCAGGAGTAACAGGAGCAGGTGGACCATAGTTGACCGGCGGTATTTTGTCATTGCCGGCAATACGACTGCTGGCAGCATCTACTGTGGCTCTACTCACAGTGTCGGTTGCCGGTATAGGTATTTTTGCGTCTTTGAAAGTGTCTGGTATCTTGGCAGCTACTAGGTTGACTGCAAATGCGCCATCGCGGACTGCGGTGTTCATGGCTGCTTTGACAGCACCTGTTGCATCTCCAGGTATAGGCAGGCCTTTGGCAAACGCTTCAGCATTGGGCAGACTCTTGGCAGCATTTAGTGCCATGCCTGCAAGACCTTGTGCAGATAAATTGCTGACTGGTATTCCCACTGCGGCCAGGCCAGCCACACCTTTGGCCATGAGATCTTGCTGTATCAAGCCCTGAGTGGACGGGCTAGCCAACAGTCCACTTAGCCCTTGTATGCCATCTTTTCCAGTCCAGCTTGCGGGACTTTTTGCAATTGCTGCTAGACTACTGGTGCCTTGTGTGAGCAAATTGCTGATGCCAGGTTTGACATAGCCAGCAGTTTCAAGCTGTTGAATGTTTAGACCATACTCACCAATGCCCTTGGCGTTGCTGATTGTGCTGGCTGATTGTGCTACTAGATTTTTAGCCTGTGCTAATATTCCGGTGACCTGTGATGCAGTTATGGGACCTATACTATTTACAGCTGGTATGGTTTTGGCAAAATTGGCAACGTTGATTGGACTTGCGCCCAGGGGTGTTGTTGTCAATGCCGTGTTGATTGTTCGTAGTGCTGACGTTGCAACACTGCCAGCCTTGGCAGCGGCTCCTACCAAGGCAGAACCAACTCCGCTGATGGAAGACACTGCTGGTCCTACCAATGCTGTTAGCCCTGCTGCTGTGCCTGCTAGACTGCCGCCTAGTGCGCCGCCAGCTTGAGCCAGTGCGCTGGATGCTGACCCCAGTGCAGAACCAAGTCCAGCTTGCGCCTGAGCTACCAGGGCTTGAGCACCTGGTAATCCGTCTGCTGCTTGTGTCGCTGCGCTGAGTACATCACCAGATTTGAATCCTACTAGTCCGCCGGCGTTGGCTTGTTTTTTAAAAATATCAAATGCTTGTTCTCGAGTAAGACCAGGAGGACCTTTGACGTCAAATACTTTTGCCGACCCGTCTGGTGTTGTGGTTGGTGTTGTGGCAAACTCTGTGCCGCCTCTCTGAGAGCCAGCGGGTGCAGCAGTGGTATCTTCAGGAGGGCGCGGATATCCTAGACTAGCCAAACCGGGTAGGCCACGACGAAGTCGTTCACCATTCACTCTGTCCCAGGCTATAGTATCAGTGCCGGTATATTTGAGATCTTCATCTTTTGTTTTTGAATTTAATGAAGTTTCAAAACTAGTGGCAGAAGAACCAGCAGAGGATTTTAAACTATCAAGGTTGAATGTAAAATTGCCCATGTTATTTTGCCTGTATCTCTACGCCGGCTGGCACTGGTGTTGCGCCCGGAGGCGGTGTGGGTTTGCCGTCTTCAAATGCCACTTTTACATCAACACCTTTGTTGTGTGACGGGTATGGCTCATGAGTGGGAGCTCGACTCACCACACTTTCCAGACTGTTGGCACTGACCTCCCAGCCTTTGCTGGTGCTGAATTTGGTATCATCAAACACAGTTTTTGTTATGGGTGCAGCGGCCTTTACTTTGCCTGCCTTGGGGCCGTTTAAATCAAGTGTACCGCCATCAAGTACCAGTGCCCCGGGTGCGCCCCAGGATCCCGACGCACAGTTCAGCGTTAGCACACCATCAGCCTTGACACCAACTGTGCCAGTGCTGTACAAGGTGATATCCTGTTGTGCTCGTAACGAAATGGTGAGGTCACTTTCAATTTGAAATGTGCTGCGAGATTTGGCTTTTATTGAGCGTCCAGCAAACATGTTGATATCTCGGTCAGCATGTAGATTGATGTCACCTTTGGTGCGCACGTTCACTGAGTTTGTGGCAAATATATCCACGGTGCCTTCTACTCCAAACTCCAGCCAGGTTTGCCCATTGGCATGAGTGATGTAGAAAAAGTTGCCTGTATCACTCATGGTGATTTGATGGCCTTTTGAGGTTCGCAATCTAAACAAGGCATTGTCGCCTTCAAGGTCACCGTCATCCATCACAAGACTATGTCCGCCAATTCGGCCAATAACTTTGGCGTCACTGGGCTTGATTTCTCCGTCATTTAGTTTGGTTCTAATGTCGTTGGCATTCATGCCGCCTTGATAGATGGCCACTCCCGGGGTACTAACACCAAACACAGCACTGGGAGTTTCGCGTTGACTGCTGGAACGTATAGTACCACGTTCTAGATCATTGATTAGGCCTTGTTGAAATAGACTCTGTGCCAGATAGCTATGCACAGGTTTGGGTTGCTCAAAGAATCTAGGATCGTTGAAAAGTGCATCGTTGAGAGTGTTGATTTCTGTAACCGGCAGTCTTGTTGCATTGGCAAAATATGCTTCTTGATTCTTGTTGCCTGTGACATAACGGGTTGATGATGCAATTGCAGGCACCATGTTGCCTAGGCCTTGCTCGGGAATCACTCCAATATAAAATCCCTGGCTGCGATCACCATTGACAAATATACACACCACAGTGATGCCCACATCTGGTGGGGTAAACCACATGCCGTAGCTGTTTTCATTGCCAGGATAGGCACCTACTGAATCAGTAGAGCCACCTGTGGCCGGCAGCGGAGTTGATCCAAAAAATGACGGCATGTAGCTAACGGTGGTCCATTTAGTATCGTCTTCCATGCTGGCTTTGCCACCATCAGCAAATGCTTCAATGTACACACGCAATCTTCCTGATCGTGTGGGATCCACGGTACTCATTACCACACCAGTAAACGGACCAAATTCTGCAGGCAGGCCACCGCGGTCCAGTTTGTACTTGCTTGATCGCCCTCGTGTGCGTTGTGTGATTTCTGCCATGTTGTTCCTTAACGATCTTTAACTATTTGCTGAGTAGACGGGCCGCCTGTGGCGCCTGGTACTGCGCCACGTCGTGGGCCTGTTCCGGCCGCGGCCTGAGTCAATTGTCCAACGATTTGTATAGCCGACAAGTTTGTCTGCCCCGACAATACCTGTGGCAATTTTGGAGGACCGGGCCCCACTCTGTCAGATACTGTGCTAATAATCCCGCCTGTGCCGCTGGTGGCCAGGCGTGGCGGGCCTGCAGGCAGCAGGGTGGGTCCAAGGGCTGCCAATTCGCCTGGTTCAATGGTGGCTCTACTTGCAAATTGACCAATGCCCACGTTGTTGTATGATCCTTGTGCTCCTAGTATTGCTGCTTGGCCACCATCGGGCCCGCTTAATAGTCTAGGATCTTTGAGGGCATAGTCGCTGCGAGCTTGCTGGGCCGCAGCAGGTGACAAATTGAGACCAGTTCTAATTTCAGTATTAACAGTCTGATTTGGCTGATCAAATCGTCGAGGATCATTTGAACTACCGCGACCGGCTCCTGCGCCAGTACTGGTATTTGTTTCAGCTGCTGATGGTTTGGGAAACAGATATATTGCACCTGTCAAGGCCTGTTCAAATCTTCCGCCTTTGAATTCACTAACAACTTTTGTTGCTTTGTACACCTTGCTTTGTACCGCTTCTCTTGCGCCGTTGGCATTGCCTGAATAGCCACCCGAATATGGGTCGGCCAGGCCAGTATTGATATTGTAATCTTCTGGACGTTGCCACAGCATTTCAAACAGCACATCTGTACTTTCAAAAGAAATGCTGCCGTCTTCTCCAAATCCTGTTTGGGCTGCAACTTTGTTTTCGCCTTGTTTGATATCTTTGAACAGATTACCTTGTTGTATCCAGTCAGGATCACCAATTATTCGTACCTGAACTTCTCTCAAGGTCGCTGGACTAAGCAGGTAATCGGCGGCATTGGCACCAGGTTCAAGTTTTTTGCCTGTTTGCCCTGCACTGGGTTGATTGCTGCGTGGCGAATACTGGAATTTTATTGTGTCAGTTTGATTGTATTGTACAATCTCACTTAGTCGACTGGTGCCATAGTTTTGTTTGAGTCCTGCATCGGCGCTGTTCTTGGGATCATTGCCAGACACTGTGAGCGTGTACAATCCATTTAGATTTTCTTTGTAGTCTATCACAGCCACATTCTGACCAGTGAACCAGTATGGATACTTTTTGTGTATTCCGTTGAACTTGCTGACTGGAAAATATTTACTGATAAGATTTTGCGGAATAAAAGGTTGCACAACATACTTTATCTTGTAGGCATAATCGCCTCTCAATGGATCCATGTCTTTCTGCGTGGCAAACATGTTTATTATGTACCAGGACACTGGTTTGTTTCTGCTGTTGGGATTTGGAGTCCAGGTGCCATCAGTGTTCACAATGATCAATTGTTGATCTTGTATGTAACTGCTGTTGCGTATGACCAGTTCAATAACTTGAGTTATGTTTTGCCCAGCAGTGATACTCATGCTTTGACTCACTACATCAACTGTATTTGTTTCTTGCTTGAGACTTTCTACATCTGTTACACCGCCAGCAGTCATTTTCTTGTCATCTCTGACTTGGCCAATTGGTTTCAAGGTTGCGTCCGCAATGTCGGATGCAGAGACGCCAGGAACATCACTTCTGAATTCAATAGAATATTCATCAGCTATTTGTATTATGCCGCGGTCAACTTGAGATCGTTGAAACTCATTCATTGCTGCCACTAGATTATTGGTGATTGTTTTTTTGGCTGTGGGGGCAGCCGATGCGTTGGATGGGGCCGAACCTTGACGTGCAATTCTTGCTATTGAGCGGGCATTTTCTCTGTTGCTGCGGCTCAAGGCAGCTTCTTGACTAGTAAGTCGTGCGGTTTCGGCAGCACTTTGATCAGTATTTGCTGTGCCTTGTCTTGAAAATCTATTGTCGCTGGCATCTGCGGCCACAGTACCACCCAGTACCCCGGCCACAGTACTGTCCACCAGCTGCACATCGGACGGAATTTCTCCGCGGCCAACTCCAACAAATTGTCCAATAGCACCACAATCCCAATCGTAGGTGACTGTCTTCGAGCCCACAGTCCAGTTTATTCCTTTTATTATGAATGGTACAAATTTTTCAATCACAGCCTTGGGATCGGTAGTGCCGCTGGCTTCTCCCATGCTGCGTATAGGATAAGTTAGATTGCCGCCTTCGTCGTAGCCGTAAAATCGTATGACTGCAAGATACGTGACCGAAGTGTAATTGACAACTCCGGCACCGTCTTTGGGTTCTAAATTTTCAGCAGCCTTGTACAGTCGATCGGTCAAGGTCATGCCTTGTGGTTCAACCACTGTCATCTTCATTTCTGTTGCTGATTGGCTGGCGCCGGTTGCGCCACCCAGAGGGAAAGTGGTCAATGAAAAAGAATCAATGTAGAAGTCATCACCAAAAAATGGATTTCTTCCGCTGTCGCCACCGTTGGGTGTTGCTTCGCCCATGCCTTTTTTGGGGGTTCCTTCTTTATTGACTCCTGCGCCACCACTTTGAAACAGCAAAAAGTATCCGTCAATTTTTTTATTCTTGCTATTCAACAGTATTTCATACTGTTTGTTTGTCAGCATGTATATTGATATTGAATATGTATAGCTGTAGTAGTTGTCCAGTGGGTTAGCACGGGGAACAATTTTGATGTTGGTATAATCATCCTCTTGGGCAGCTTGATTAGCAATAACTGAATTGTCTTTGGCATCATCATTGGTGGGTGTGCCCGGTTGTGTAGCTAGATCAACACCCAGTGGCAGGCCAGTGGCATCATATAGCTCTCCAGTCTCGGAATTTCTTCTTAGACTTGATAAGGTTCCATCGTCATCTCTAATGTTGATGCCTCGGGCATAGTCGTTCGTGGCCTGTGTTTGTACCGTGGTGCGGGTAGTGGCATTTGTGCCCGAATCGCCGCCACCAGAATCAATTGTGGATGTTTTGGTAGCATTTGAGGACGATGTTGTGTCTGGTGCTGCCACCACTCTACCATTGGGGGCAAGTTGCTGAGTGTCAGGGGTGTTGGGTGCTGCCACGGGTTAGATCCCCAGGGCTGATTTCAGCGTGGTCATTTTTGGCAGATATATTTGTACATCAACCACAAAGTCTAGAGGTGGTGCAGTCAGTGTGTTGGGGTTGCGCTGATAAAATACCCACCACAAAGCAGCATTCTGATACAGGTCATAGGCCAACAAGTCGGGTCTATACTGATACGTGCGATTGATAGTAAATGTTAGGTCATCATCTTCTTTAGGTATAGGTCTATTGACCATGCTGTCAAGAAAAAATTGACTGTAGCCTGTTTCAAAATACGGGCTGGTAGAATCGTATGCAATTGTCATTACCAGAATCCTCCTTTGAGTAAATTGCCATTGGCAAATTCTTTAAGACTAAACTGTTTGCTGACTTGGCTGCGAGTTTGCACTGGTGTTAGCACAATATCAATTTCCATCTTGGTTGGCACATACGTGCATTCGTTTGTGTTGTTTACATAACTGCGCAAGGGGTTTTGAGCAGGTGTTTGCGGTAATGCACCCTTGTTCAGCAACGCATTGGCCAGGCGGATTGCTCCAGAAAAGTTAACGCCGCCGGGGCGGAATGATGACGCCACGGACGTCTGTCGATTGCTCATGTTGGGACCAAAGTTGTTGGGACCGTTTGTTCTTATGTAGTCTACTTCGTTGGGTAGGCTGTAATTAAATGACGTAACCACACAGGCGTGATTGCTAAACTGATAGTCGCCGTAGCCGCTGAGGTACACCAGGGGCGGAGGTGTACCACGTTGCGCATCCTTGTTGCCATAAAACATCTTGGTTACACTTCTAAAAAAGTGTATCACTGCCAACAGGTATGCTGCTTCTCTAGTGTCTTGCGCTGTGAATGTGCCATTTATTTGCACATCACCCACACTGCTGCTTTTGTAAAACAAGCCGCGATAGTTGGAATGTATCAGCTCGGCCTTTGCATAGTCTGCGGTGTAGCTTGTGCTAATTTTTGGAGTATAGGGAAATATTACTCCGTTGGTGGCAGTGAGTGGTCTTAGGATGCCGGCTTCTGTTGCATTGTAAAGATAGTCGCTGTTGGGAGCCAGGCTGAGTCTAACACGCCAGTCACCATTGCCAGGCTGCTTGTAACGACTCTGCAGGGTGCCTTGGCTCTTGACCAGAGCCTTGAAGGCTGAGGTGGTGTCGTTGTTGGTACTGGGAAAACTCACACCAGCGGCGTCTGCTTCTGTTCTAATTTCTTCTAGAATTTCTAGGTTTCTGTCATTGGCTGCGTCAACATCTTCGGCGCCTTGTGTGGCGCCTGCCGAAGCTTCTTCAAGAGCAGCTTCGGTCTGCGCAGCGGTAAGTGGTGTGTCAACTGGTTCTGCTGCCCTTGCTGCTACTGCTTCATCAACTCCTGCAAATTCATTATAGGGATTTTGATTAGCTGTTGCTGTGGTAAAAGAAGAAAGTTGAGCTTGCAAGGCTATTTTATCTTGCTCAAGTTGATTGATCTCTTGCGCTAGTTGTTTTTGCTCAGCCGACCCAGATGGCTGGGCTGCAAATTGCCGCCGCAATACTATAAGTGCATTGTCTATTGCAGTTATTTGTAATTGTAGTTGTTCTGGGTTGGCCATATTATTTCCTATATCTTATTTACCCAAATTTTTAACGGCGTAGTTAAACAAAAGGTTGACAACTGCTGCAAATATGTTATACTAAGTACATATCAGGAGACTACGACACACATGTCATTACTACCCAAAGCGGCTCCCCGCGTTAACTATCTCAACAACAGAGATATTCTAAAAGAAATTCACCTTAGCAAGAACAACTATTGCTGGTATCAAGATCCGGTGCTAGATCACCAATTTGATATTATTTTGCCGTCTCGTGACAAAATCAATCAAAGAACCATAGCAGAAGCGCGGCGTAATCGTGCTGATCGACTCAAGCGTGAAGGTACTATTGTGGATCCAAAGAAAATCCCCAACACAGACATTGTGTTTCGCATCTCTTGCTGGGATCACATTCCTCGGGCACCCAAGAAAATCACCAAGGCCGAAGCCAAAAAGCGCAGCCGACTGGAAGATATTCTGGATCTTGACGACGTGGTCGAAGACGATCCACTAGCAGATATTCTGGATGCGCCTATTCTAGATCTGAATCATGTGCGTGTGAACTTCCCGCCTTTTGAGCACTATAGAATAGACGATGCCAAGGTGCCGTTTATCGTGGGTCGCAGTCATTGGCAAGGTGACTTGGCCACTGGTGTATATTCCAAGGACCACGGTGACATGACTAGAAAACTGGCCATGATGTTCATGAAACTGTGTGAGCGGTATGCCACAAGATCAAACTGGAGAGGATATACCTACAATGAAGAAATGCGTGGACAAGCCCTGCTGCAACTCAGCCAAATTGGACTGCAATTTGACGAGTCCAAATCGCAGAATCCTTTTGCGTATTATACTGCCGCTATTACCAATAGTTTTACTCGTATCCTGAACATTGAAAAGAAAAGTCAAAACATTCGCGATGACATCTTGGAGATGAACGGACTCAATCCTAGCTGGACACGACAGAATTCTGGCAAGCACTCAATGGCAGCCATGAGCGGCCCAGTTACTATCACAACCTATACCACATCCGAAACTGATCCAGTTGAGACTTGATCTGCCAAAGTCATTGACTTCAGCAGCTATAGAGTGTAAACTTGTGGATTAAGGAAACCGATGACAAATCTATTTCGCAAAGCCGCGGTCTTCACAGACATACATTTTGGACTCAAGAGCAACAGTACTCAACACAACGAAGACTGCCTGAACTTTGTGAAGTGGGCCACCACCAAGGCCAAGGAACAAGGTTGCGAAACCTGCATGTTCCTAGGTGACTGGCACAACAATCGGGCCAGTCTCAACATTGTCACACTCAACTACAGCCTACAAGCACTGGAGCACATGAATGCTAATTTTCAACGTGTGTATTTTATTCCTGGTAACCACGATTTATATTATCGCGATAAACGTGACATTCAAAGCGTGGAGTGGGCAAAGCACCTCCCTAATGTGGAAATCTGCAATGATTGGGTTAGCGACGGTAATGTCACTATTGCCCCTTGGCTATGTGGAGATGATCATAAACGCATACCCAAACTAACGGGCAAGTACATGTTTGGGCACTTTGAGCTGCCCGGCTACCTGATGAATGCACAGATTGAAATGCCCGATCATGGCGAAGTGCAACGTGAACACTTTACTGGCTTTGAACATGTGTTCACCGGACACTTTCACAAGCGCCAGACCAAAAAGAACATCACCTACATTGGCAACTGTTTCCCGCACAACTATGCCGATGCTGGAGACGATGAGCGCGGCATGATGATTCTGGAATGGGACCGGGAGCCTGAGTTCCATGCTTGGCCGGATCAGCCCAGATATCGTGTGTTTGGTCTCAGCAACATAATTGACAATGCTGCCACTATCCTGGCACCGGGCATGCATGTGCGTGTACAACTGGACATTGAGATCAGCTACGAAGAAGCCAACTTTATCAAAGAAACATTTATCAGAGACTATGGCCTTAGAGAGATGGCCTTGATACCCAACAAGAATTCATCTGTGGATACAGATATGGCGCCTGGTGAGATCAAGTTTGAAAGTGTGGATCAAATTGTCACCGATCAGATCACCAATATTGAAAGTGAATTCTACGATAACAAGCTGCTGTTGAAAATCTATCAAAATCTATGATCTACTGTGTGTGGTATCCCAGTGGCGGGTTTGGACATTTTGTAAATGCTATTTTAACTCTGTACGGAAAGAATTTTGTGCGCCCTTCTGGTACCTTGAATTTTTCACCTGATGGCAATAGCCACAGTCTTGATGTTGTTGTTCCAAAATATTTTCATAATTACTGGCCGCACGAGTTTAAGTTTGACAAAAATAAAAACTACTCTGTACTAGTAGATAACGGTATAAACGATGAAAGTGTTAACTTTCAAACCAGATTTTCAAACGCCACTGTGATCAAAATTTGTTATACAGATCGGTGCTGGCCTGTTGTTGCCCGCACAATGATTGTCAAAGCCATGAAAAGCAATATTGAATCAGTATTACCAACTGATGAGTGGGCCGTTGATGAACCTTGGGCTAGACGAGAAAAATATTTTTTGTTCTTGCGCGATCATCAATTGAAAAATGCTTGGCAGCCTAGAGACGAGAATTTTATAAATGTTGAACACATGTTTGACTACAACGGTTTTTACAACAGGCTAAATAAATTTGTAGAGCTAGAGTCGTTTGAAGATATTTGGCAACAATGGCGAGTAGCCAATTCTAAGTACATTGACCCAGTTGAAACAGCCAACGTGGTCATGCAACATATTAAAAATAAACAAACATTTAATTTACGCCAGATCACCGATACCTGGGATCAGGCAGTGATTTACTATTATTTTTGGATTTGGTTTGGCGTTGAAGTCCCACATTACAACTTTGCAAACTGGATAGATTCTACTGATCAACTTGCAGCACTATTATGAATGCACCGAATATCTTGTTAAGAGATGACAATTTTTTGTCTAATCAAGAAATTGAATTTTATCAATCTCTAATGCCCCATGACTGGACTCCAGGACCATCAATACAAGATATTAAATATTTTTCAAAGAACTTGTATCAATACTATCAATGGAACGGCAATTGGGACTCGGCTAAATGGTTAGACTCTACACCTCCAGAATGGGAACTGTTGTATAACAAGATTGCAGAATTTCTCCCCAAACACTATGTACACTGGATTGATTTAAAAATAACACCGCCATTGTCGACTGGTACCCCTTTGCATAGAGACAAAGACCCCTGGAGTCCCGGGGGCGATACCACTAGATTTTCTCGTGCAATTACTGTATTATGTAATCTCAATCGTGAATGGGATCCGCAATGGGGAGGAGAGTTTGTATTGCATGTTGAGCAAAACAAACAATTAACAGAGCACAGCAAAATTCCTATTTGCCCTGGACAATTGTTAATCATGGAAAATTGTTATCATAGCATTGCACCTGTTGTTGCACACGATCACAGTAGGCTTACTTTTATTTTACATGTTTTAGAATATCGATGATTCAAATTAAAAATCTCACTGTTAAAAACTTCATGAGCGTGGGTGCTGCTACTCAGGCCATCAACTTTGACCGCAAAGACATTACCCTGGTGCTGGGCGAGAATCTCGACCTTGGCGGCGATGGATCACGCAACGGCACAGGCAAAACCACAATCATCAATGCACTCAGCTATGCCTTGTACGGCAACGCTCTGTCAAACATCCGCAAGGACAATCTGGTAAACAAGACCAACGGCAAAAACATGTTGGTCAGTCTGGAGTTTGCAGTCAACGGTGCCGAATATCGAATTGAACGTGGGCGCAAACCCAATGTGCTCAAGTTCTATGTGAACAATGAAGCCACTGTGGCCACAGATGAAGCACAAGGTGATTCAAGAGAAACACAAGACGCAATTGAACGCACCATGAACATGAGTCATGACATGTTCAAACAGGTGCTGGCTCTCAACACCTATACTGAAGCATTCCTGAGCCTAAAGGCCAATGATCAACGAACTATCATTGAACAGTTGCTGGGCATTACACTATTAAGCGAACGTGCTGATACAATCAAGGAATTGTCTAGAAGCACCAAAGATTCAGTATCTCAAGAAGAATTTAGAATCAGAGCCGTGGTTGAAGCCAACGGTCGTATTGCAGAACAGATTGAAAGTCTCCGACGACGACGAGTGCTATGGCAAAAAAAGCAAGACAGCGATCTTGAATACCTGGCTACACAATATGCTGACCTAACACAAATCAATATTGAAGCTGAATTGCTGGCACATCGAGATCTTGCAGTCTACAGTCAACAAAAAACAGCACAAGACGCTCACACCGCCTTGGTGGCTAGATCTACAGCCTGGCGACAAAAACAATTCCGAGACGTGGCTGAATTTCGTGCCAACTATGATTTGCTAAGTCACATTGACATTGCGGCTGAACTGTCCGCACACGCTGCTCTGGTTGCTCACACCCACCAGGCCAAGAACACAGCGGATATTGAAAAGCTAATTGCTCGTTGTAAGTCTGATGAAGTTCGAGAACAAGCTGCTATTGTCAAACTAGGTACAGAGATTGCTGAACTAGAAGCACACAAATGCTATGCTTGCGGACAAGAGTTTCATGACGGAAGTCACGAAGCAGTACTGGAAGACAAACGCAAGACCTTGCAAGAAGCTGAACTACAGATCTTGGGCACCAACAGTCAGCTGATTGAACACGCCGCGGCACTGGCCGCACTAGGTGTACTGGGCGTGAAGCCTGTTACTCACTACCGCACCGAAGCAGAAGCCATTCGACATTCAAGCGAGTTAGAAAATATTCAAAAGCAGATTGATGCCAAACTTGACGAACTTGACCCCTATGCTGAACAGGTGTCAGAATACACTGAGGTTGTGCTGGGTGCTCAACCAGTCACACACTATGATACTGAGGCCAAGGCAGTCACACACATGAGTCAGGTTGCCAACCTGCTGCAACAGATCACTACCAAGACAGCCGAAACTGATCCCTACACTGATCAGATCAATGACATGACCAATCAGGCTCTGCAGACTGTGAGTTATGATGCCTTGAACGATCTCAATCGATTGCAAGAGCATCAAGACTTTTTGCTCAAGCTGCTGACATCCAAGGACAGTTTTGTTCGCAAGAAGATCATTGATCAAAACTTGAGTTATCTCAACGCAAGGCTCACACACTATCTGGATCGCATTGGCCTGCCACACACTGTGAAGTTTCAAAACGATCTCAGTGTCAGCATTGAAGAACTAGGCCGTGAACTGGACTTTGACAATCTCAGCAGAGGTGAACGCACTAGACTGATTTTGAGTCTTAACTTTGCATTCCGTGACGTTTGGGAAAGTCTATATTCTCCAATCAACCTGTTGTTTGTAGACGAACTAATCGACAACGGTCTAGACACAGCAGGTGTAGAGAATGCTCTGGCCTTGCTCAAACGCATGAGTCGTGAGCGTCACAAGAGTATCTGGCTGGTGAGTCATAGAGATGAACTGAGTGGGCGAGTAGAAAACATACTCAAGGTTGTGAAAGAAAACGGATTCACCAACTACAACACCGAGGTTGAACTTGCGTAGTATCCAAGTCTTGCATTTGGAACCTACAGATGTGTGCCAGGCTGTGTGTGCTTTGTGTGCTCGCGAAACTGATTTCAACTTCCGCAAGGATCGTCAGCATCATCTCACAGTAGAGCAGATTCTCAAACACTTCTCTGACGAGCAAATTACACAACTGAACAAGATGTTTATGTGTGGAGTATATGGTGATCCAGCAGCTGGAAAAAACACACTAGACATTTACAATTATTTTAGAAATCTAAACCCCAATATTACACTGGGCATGAACAGCAACGGTGGCTTGCAAACCACCGTGTGGTGGCATGCCTTGGGCACCATATTCAATCACCCGCAGGATTATGTGGTGTTCAGCATTGACGGACTAGAAAGCACAAACGAAGCGTATCGTAAGAATGTCAAATGGTCTAAGCTGATGCAAAACGCACAGGCATTTATTGAAGCCGGAGGTTCTGCGCACTGGGATATGCTGGTGTATCGACACAATCAACATCAGGTTGACGAATGCGAGCAACTTGCTCGTGACATGGGATTCAAGTGGTTTCGTGCCAAGGTCAGCCGGCGCGGATTTACAGACAGACTTGAAGCCCCTGTAGGATGGCAGTTTCCACAGGTGGTTGCCACAGCAGTCGATTGTCATGCACTGCGAGAGCAAAGCGCATATATTGATGCACAGGGTAATCTAAGTCCTTGCTGTTGGCTAGGTGCCAGACAACAAGATTTTGTTACGGATTTTGACAGTGTTCAAAGTTCCTGGAATAGCCCACAACCCAATATTGTTTGCTTGGACACCTGCGGATCCAAAGATGGCGGCTCTAGTTTTGGTAATCAATGGCAAAGGGAGACTGAGCTGAATGTTTAATGTTAATACCATTGACGAGTACCAGTTGGAAATTACAAGTTACTGCAATGCCGCGTGTCCTCAGTGTCCGCGAAACTCACTTGGACACGGACTCAATCCGTTTATGCCGCTGGATCATCTTGACAGAACAGTGATTGATACTGCATTTACTGACACGTTATGTCAGCGACTAAGACAAGTGTTCTTTTGTGGCAGCTACGGTGATCCAATCATGCATCCAGACTTTTTGGGCATACTTAGAGATTTTAGAAGAAAAAATCCTACCCTGTGGTTGTATATCCATACCAACGGAGGAGTGCATGATCCGGCGTACTGGACAGAGATAGCACAAATCATGAACGGGTATGGACAAATTGATTTTGGCATTGACGGTCTAGAAGATACTTTACATCTGTATAGAAAGAATGTAAAATATCACAAAGTCATTGAAAATGCTCAAGCCTATATAAATGCAGGCGGTAGAGCGCAGTGGAATTTTATTGTGTTCAAGCACAACGAACATCAAGTTGATACAGCCCGGCAACTGGCACAAGACATGGGATTTTTTAATATACTGATACGTAAGACCGGAAGATTTTTAAATCATGATACCTTGGAAGAAATGTCTGAGTGGCCAGTATCAAATAGTAGTCAGGTGCTAGAGCCTCCAGAAAATTCTGCATACAGAAATCGCAGTATGATGTTCTTGCCTGCACTCAAAAGCGAATACAAAAATATTAAAGATTATTTTGATACGACTGAGATAAAATGTGATTCCTTACTGGGTAAAAAAGTTGCCATCACTGCACAAGGTGTCGTGCTACCTTGCAATTTTTTCAATCATAATTTGTACGATGCTAGATTTCGCAATAATGCGTTGCCCGGGGCAAACGCTCTGAGCCAGGTTGATGGCAAGAATCAAGTTCGTGAATTTTTAGAACAATACGGATTGGATAATTTGAGCATTCAACATCATTCACTTGATACTATTTTTAACAATGCATTATGGAATGATCTAGTTTCTAGTTGGAATAATAAAAATAGGCTGTTTGAATGTGCAATGACCTGTGGGTCAAAATTGCAAAAAGTATGGGATCAAGGAGGATCCGTTAGATGAACACATTGATCACAGGTGGCAACAAAGGTCTAGGATTATACCTAGCAACTGCATTAAGTGCAGAAAGTATCAGCAGAGCAAACGGCTGGGATATCACCAAAGATGTTGAGAAAATTGCTGCCCACAGCATAGACTACGATGTGTTTATCAACAATGCATTTGACGGGCCGCCGCAAGAATCCTGGGCCAATTTTGCACAGTCACAGGTGTACTTTGCAGTGTATGACGCATGGAAAGCTGCTGGCAAGACTGGACATATTTTCAATATTGGTAGCTCGGGCAACAAGACCGTTGTTGCACCTGAGCCCAGATTTGAAACCTATCGTGTAGCCAAAGCTGCCTTATCGCATGCCAGCAAGCAAGGCACACAGGCATTTAAACAAAATCAAGTGGGATTCAAAACCACTCTAATAACACTGGATAGACTGGACACTGAGCTGACTCGCAGCCGAGCATCCTGGACAGGCAACGGAATCAATCTAAACGACATAAGCAATTTTATAAAATACGCTATCACTGTGAACTCAAACACAGTTCTAGAAGAGGCAACTTTTTACTGCAATCTCGATCACAAGGCATAACTATACTGCAAAGGTAATACAACAAATTCTCGCATGACATGGCACTATCAAAACACTCCAGTTGAGACACTGCCAGAAGAATGCATAGGATTTGTTTACCTGATCACCAATAATCTTTCTGGTCGCAAGTACATAGGCAAAAAACTAGCTAAATTTTCAAAAACAACTTACAAAACTGTAAAACAAAAAAACGGCATCAAGAAAAAAAAGAAAATTAGAACCAAAATT